TGGAGGAGGTGTGTAAACAGGATCTGTTCCGGGGTCCGTGGTTCCATCATCACCTTCACCGCCTTCTCCTCCTTGACTACCTGATATAGGATCAGGGTCACCGCCTCTTCTTTGAGCCATAGCATTCTTATTAGCCTCGGCTCTAAACTCGTTTAATTCATAATCTTGCATTTCAGGAGTAGCCATCATTTGATTATACAAATTACGATCATTAGCTACAGAAGCTGCAAATTGATCAAGCTCTTCTCCTTCAAGACCTTTTTCTCTACCAAAATATGTGGCTCGTTGACCAGCACTGCTACCAAAAATTCCAGAAACTATGTTTAAAAACGGATTATATTGAGTGGTTAAGTTCGCACCTTTCTCAAAAATATTTTGTGGATCTTCAAAAGGCAAAAACATATTGCTTTTTTTCATGCCTGGTTCATATATCTCACTTGCTCTTTGTTGTAAAAATTCTGCACCTGGTCCTGATGTTGTAAGAATACCTTCTTGACGTAAGTCTCCTACAAGGTCTTGTAAAACATTACTACCTGTTCTCAAATTTGTTCCAAGTCCCTGACCTATACCCACTCTTAAATCTCTAATTTGATCTCCAGTTAAACCATATTTATTCATGAAGGCTTTGGTCTTTGTACCACCCGTAAATAATCCTGCTTTATATGCGTCTTTTAGATCATTAATAAAATCAGTAGTTTGTCTGCCACCACCAGTGCTCGCACCCACATTTAAACTGGCTTGATCTTTTGCTTTTTCTGTATTGTCTTTTTGTTTTTGTGCTTTGTCTAAATCTTTAAGAATTTTATTATTACTTTTAGGAGGAGTATACCCCTTAGACTTCATTTTCTCTCCAACAGTAGAGAACCCTGTTTTCTTCTTATAATCTTTTTTAGCTTTTTCATAAGCTTTTTGTGATTTTCCGTAACCTCTCATTATGGTCTCCTCCTTCCTGCAAAGTACATAATGCCTTGCTTGTTTATAGTACCACCTCTTTTAGCAGTTGCAATGGCTCCGTATAAATCACCACTAGCCAGAGCTGCACGTTTAGCAGGTGACATACTACCACCTACAGGTCTGAAAGGATTAGATACATTACTTGCTACAAATTTTGTTTTAGGTTTTGTTATAAGCTCATTGGACATGTTGTTACTTGATGTCTTTTTAAAGTTCTCTACGCCACCTGCCTCAACAGGTCCCATGTCAGGTGGATTATCTTGTGGGAAGTTTGGTGCAAAGGTCTTATCAACATCAGCTTCTGGTTGCGATGATCTTGTAAATTCATTGGTAAACATATATTGCATCACGGCTTCGGGGTCATCAAAGTCTAGTCCTTGTACTTTTTCGTTATCAGGATCGTCCAATATAACTCTTGCTAATTTTGTCATGTTAGCTCTTCTTATTTTTGTTTCTAAAGAGTCATCTATACCTTTTACCATCCACTCTAAATACTGTGGATTAGATAAAATTTTACCTTGATGCTTTGCAAGTAAAGCAATACCTAAACCTGTTAAAGGACTCATACCAGCGCCTGTTGCTAAGAAAGCACCTGTAATACCAGAAAAACCAGCAAGACCAGCTCTTCTAGCTACGAACTGTGAAGTCTCTGCAATTTTATTAGCATAGCCAATTTCAGCTATTTTTAATAATTGATTTAAGTTTTGTATTGCAGACTCAGCACCTTTTTTACCTAGTGTTTTACCTTCTCCCGCCATAGTTTGTGCCCACAAGGCGTTCATAAAATCTTGTCCTTGCTGTGTGTCTAACTTTAAATTTGCTCTGAATTTAGCAGGATCAAATACATTGACAGTAACAATATCTTTAGGATTAAAACTAATACCAAACTCACCGCCACCTGCAATGTTAACTCTTTGTGTTAAATCGGCTTTACCTAATTCAACAGAACCTGTTTTTCTATTATAAGCAACTGCATTACTGGATTGTTCCCATAGTTGAGACATGTAAGCTCTTGCAGCCACATTAATAGGATCTTTGCTTGGATCAGCTTTATTTCTTTTAACTACAGCAGATAAATCGTTGAGTGCTTTTGCACTAGGATTACTATAAAAAGTATCGAATATTGATCTGGCTAATTGATCATCATAGATCCAACCTTCCATCGGTAGACCACCTTGAACAAACATGTTCTGATCAACATTTTGAAATTGTTTTGCCATAGGAGATTTGTATGTATTTGCACCAAAACCAAATACTTTATTAGCTCTAATTAAAGAATTTTTTACCTGGTTCATTTGTTCTAATATAACTGGATCTGGCTCTCCTCCTTGACCAGTTATAACTCTCCACTCATTGACATCATTAAATCCTTGTTCTAATGCTTTTTTAAAATGTCTTGATTGTGTGGCTATGTCGTCAACTTGTTTAACACCATACTTAGAAGCATACTCTCCCCATTTCTGATTAAATTGTTTTTGTAGAGATCTAAATTGTACTGCATTAAGATACTCAGGTAAGTTACTCATAGATAATAAAAAGTTTTCAAAATTACTTAGATCTTCAAAACCTCCTAATTGTTGCACATTTGAATTGGCGTTATATTCTAGATCAATTTTACCTCTACCTAAATCATCTACATAGTTTTTAGCTAATTGTTTTACTCTAAATGTTGGTATATAACCTTGTTTTATATTTCTACCATACGCATCTGTAGCAACAGGAATACTATCATCTAAAGCTTTTGCTCTAGCAAAAAAATCATCATAAAGTTGTGTGTTTAATCTTGACCATTGATTGAATTTTTGTTGTGCGGCATCAGTTAAAAGTGCTCCTGCGTCCATGACTGTGGCCATAGGTGCTAATTCATTGAGAGTTTCCATAACTCTTTTATCACTGTACCACATAATATTAGCTCTATTAGCTCTTAAATCAGTACCAATTAGTGGGAACACACCAATAACTCTACCAAACCATTTTGCCCAAGATCTATCTGTGACGTTAGCAATACCAAAAGGTATTTTTTGTTGTATGGCTAATTGTGCTAAATACTCTGCATTAGAGCCTTTTTGTACACCGTAAGTCCAACGAGTTAAGCCTTTCATCATTCTAAATACGGGATCCAATGCTGCTGCTCCACCACTAAATATCATAGCGTTTCTAGAATGTATTAAGTTTTCTACTCTTGGATCATTAGACAACTCAGGATCTGGTAGTCCTTCTAATTCTCTAATAATAGAATTGATACCATCATAAGCTGTAGCTGCAGTATAAGCACCTGCTCCAGCAAAAGCTGCCACTTCACCAGCTGCAACAGGATTACTCTTAGGATCTAAGAAACCTTTTAATAATTTCTTTCTGTCTAAAAAATACAGAGGCAATAGACTTAAAAAGTCTCCACCAATAGTTACGTTTTGTTTATTTACCTCTGGATAAAACCTCATAGTAGTATTTTGTATACCCATAAAGCTGTCTCCAAAGAAATTTAAAGCCTCGTCTACGGACATATCTCCTTTGATAAATTCTCCTGATTTACCTACAATACCTTTTTGATCTTCTGTGCCTTTACCTGTTATAAAAGTACTCCAGTTTCTTTTATCAGCTTCTAATTTTTCTCTCCATGCTTTGTTTTTTTCACGCAAAGGATCTTGTATATAAGCTTTTTCTTGTTCTACTGCGGATTGAAATTCTTTCAATTGTTTGATTTCAGCTAGTTCAGCATCGGAATAAGTTTCAATAGGCTTTTCAGTAATACCTTGTTGTTTTCTGATATTGTTAATTAACTGTTGTAGTAAAAGTTTGTCTTGTTCAAATTTTGGTGTTCCTATGTCCTCTGGATTTAAAAAACTATTGATATCAGGAACTTGTATTTTAATATCATTCTCTCCAAAAATTTCTACAAGAACATCTTGAGGTATACCAAAAGTTCTTTCTATATCCATGGTAGGATATCTTTGTTTTAAACTAAATACTCCTTCTTTAGCCATTATTCAACCCTCTCTGGATTACCTGTTATTAAATTAAACGCCTTCTTAGTTACTGTTTTAATTTCTGGTGGTATAACACTTGAGACTGCTTTTATGTCTCTTGCGTATGTCTCAACTTGATTTTGTAAAAAGTTCTTTTCTACTTTTTTTGTCCAACCAAATTTACCTAATTGATATCCTTCAGTATTGACAGTTCCATAATTTTGTTCATAAGGATCTACCCACACAAAATCAACGCCTTCTACTTCATCTCCTGAACCAGGTGCACTAGGAGTGTTAGATATATATTTTTTGTAAGGCAGATGATCTTTTAAATCTTCAGGATCAGGTTGTTGTAATGACTGTGTACCATCTTTATTAATAACTACTTTAGGTATGTTGTTTAATATTTTATCTTGTCTTATCATCTCACGTTCTTCTACATCATCAGGTATGTTACCCGTAATATCTAAAACTTCTTTACCTAGCTCATACACAATACCAGCTAATGCTCCGTATTTACCTAATCGAGATACTTTTCCCACTTTAGATAATCTGTTAAAAGGTTTTTTGCCTCCAAATTTATCGTAGTATTCACCAGGATGATTCTTTTTTAACCATTGCATATACTCTTCTTTAATAGGAGCTGTATACTTTGAATTATAATTAAATTCAGCCATTACTTTATCTCCTCTGGGAGTGTAATTACTAAGTTACCGTCATCATTATACTTTGCTTTAGGTAAATTTTGTGGATTTATTTGACCAGCACTTGTGTATCCACTAGGATATGTTCCTTTGTTAAATTCATATAATACTTTTAAATCATTGTTAGCTAGTCTTAGTTCTTCTCTTACTGTAACTAAACCAGCGATAACTGTTTTAGAGTCAACAAATCCAGTAATCTTTAAACTTTCATAAGCTCTTTTAATATCGTCTAAGTTCAAACGACCAGATGATTTTCTAGCTCTTGCTACAGCATAAGCGATAGCATTAATACGGACTCTGTTTTCAGCAAGTTCAGGTTTAAATTCACCCCAGAATTGTTGAGACTCTTGACTGTTAGGATTAAATAAAGCGTTGACATCTGCAAACTCTCCTGATCCTTCAAAAGTTTCAATTCTACCATCTGAGAAATTTGCCTTAACATTTTCTAATGTGTTGGTTAAAATTGATATCTGATCATCTGCTGCAACTAAGTCAGCTAACATACCAAAACCTCTTTGCTTTATATCTTGAACTAATCCAGGGAAACCAGCTATTGTAGGATCCTTTAGTAAGTTGTTAATAACAACATCAATACTGTTGATATTACGATCATATAATTGAATAGTAGAAAATTGTTCTGTTAAAGCTTTTCTAGGTAACACATCATCAGCAGTCAAAGCTACTTTTTGATTAACTACAAGATCTCCAATGCCTTGTCCGATTGGCACCCATGTAGGTTGACCATTAGCTTGTAGTATAGCATCTCCGTTTGCATCTAACTTTGGTATTAAATACTCACCATTTTTTAATTCTTTAATTTGCCAGTTTCCGTATTCACCTGACTGAGGATGAGTAAAGCTACCCATAACAAAATCTTTAAATACTTCTACAGGTTCTTGTTTAGGTACAAATCGTGTGTTATCAAAAGGCTGATTTTTAGGCAGATACATAAGTTTGTTATTGTTTTGTGTATCCATTACTTCTATGTAATCCATACTATCAGAGGGCACATGAACACTAGGATTAAGTTTTTCTGATTCTACATATTCAACTTTTTTTGTTGCTAAATTTATTACTTTTTTCCAATCTTTAGCTCTAAAATCTCTTTTGTCTCCATATCGACCAGGCTCTTGATTGTTGGCCACAGCAAATTCTTCATAAGTTGTAAAGAATTTATTTTCTCCTACGATGTTATCGTATGCAATAAAAGGCTGTGTGTAGTCTTTTGCTACATCGTATTTTCTTTGATCTTCTGGTAATTCAAAATCTTTCAAATATTGACCTAAAGTAACTTCTGTGTTAAGTCCTGTTGCTCTATCTTTAACTAATTTAAAAGTGCCATTAAGATCTAAGTTACTTTTATTTTCTTGTTTAGCTAATTCTTGAAAAAATCCTAGATTAGAAAACATTGCCTGACTGACAACATTTGCTCTGTTGACTGCATCTTCTTGTTCTTTTGTCAAAGCGTAAGTTCTTTTTTGTGCATCTATAGCTTTCTCTGCTGTTCTTAATTCTCTTTCTTCTTTTCTTGTTGCCCTTCTTGCAGCTGTAAATTCTGGTAATGTTTGTTGTACCGCCTGGCCTAACACATCTAAGGCTTTGCCTCTACCTGTTAATAGTCTAGCACCAAAATTAATTAAAGAAGATGCTACATCAGCTTCTTTTTGTGTCTCAATAGCTTCTCTTTCTGCTGAATAATCTGTTTGATATAGTTTAGCTGCTTCAGCTGCATACTCTTCAGGTGTTTTTTGTGGATACAGTGCGTCAGCAAAATCATTAGCTATAGGATAAAATTCATTCATACCGCCTAAGATACCTGTTATCTTGGTATCTCCCATTGCGGAAGGTTGTACAGCTTGACCTGTTTGATAGATACTAGTATCGACTTCATTCATACCTCCAGGCACACCAGTTACGCTAGGTATAAGTTGACCTGTTTCGTGGTCTATATAAGGATTACCGCCATGTTTAAGCTTGGCTACCTTCTTGAACATTTTTCTATCAAGTACGCTCATGCTTATCCTATGGGATTACCTATATTTAATCCTTTGTATGCTCCGAGGCCCATGATCCCTAGTCCTGCAACTTGCATTAACGGACTAGTTGATGGTTGTTGTTGAACTGCCATTTGTGATGCTGGTGTACCTGTTAGTATACCGGATGCAAATGACAATCTTTGAAAAGGCTCTTGTGATGCTAGCTGTTGAGTTGCTCTTTGTGCATCGAACACATTTTGTCTTTGTTGTTGTGCTAAAGCTCCTGCTTGTTGCAATTGTGCAACATCTTGACCATACAATCCTTGTTGCAATTGTCCTAGTCCAGCTTGTTGGCCACCAAGGGCTGCTAATTGCTGACCAACATTGAACTGTCTGCCTTGCTGTGATTCAAAGGATTGCTGTGCTGTTTGCTGTGCTTGTTGGAAATTTCTTGATAAGTCTTCAAAGATACGTCTTGATTTAATGTCTTGTAAGTTTCTAGCCATTTCAGCATTTTGTATACCTTGACGTTCTGTGCCAAAAGCTCCTGCACCGACAGCTTGTGCATCTACACCTTGCTGTTGTAATTTTGCTTGTCTATCTAATTCTGCTAGAGCATCTTGTGTTACCGCTTGTTGATAAGGATCCATGTAAGCCTGTATACCTTCTGCGGTTGGAGCAAACATTCTAGCTGCGCCTCTTGTAGCTTGTATACCTTCACCTATACTTTGTCCTGCTTGATCTAAAAAAGGTTGATATTGACCAATACCTTGTTGTGCCATACTCAAGGCTTGTTGTTGAGCGGGGTCTAATCCTGCTACTTGAAAACCTGCGATAGGTTGTGGTACACCAGCTCTACCTAATTTTCTTGCTTGAAAATCTGCTTCGCTCTCACCTGCTTGTTTAACAGCATTAGGATCTCCAAATGTTGATGTTAATAACTGTTTGCCTCTTTCCTCAATATAAGGCGCCAGTCTATTATACGTGATTATTTCTTCAGCCATTATGCTATTCCTACCCCTCTAGATGAATCTGGATCTAATCTATTCATTAAATTGTACATGGCTCGTGGTCCACCAGCATTTTCTACTGCTTTCGCAGTCATTACAAACTCTCCGTCACTCAGCATTGCAGGAACTAAATCATCTTTAGGTCCACCAGGCCCTGAGATCTGACCTTGTCTTCTTGGAAACTCTCCGCCCATGGCATATTTATCCATATACTCTAAGTCCATTATACCACCATCGGCGGCAAAAGACATTTGATAATTACTAGGCATTTGATTACCATACTGACCATAGTATGTATTTTTTGGATAAATGTTGTAAAAATCTTCGCCAGGTCCTTGTGGTTCATCTTCTTGTAATCCTTCATATAATAATGGTGCAGAAGCAGCACCTATAATACCTAAAGAAGCAGGATTAAATATGTTACCTTGTGCACCTTTCATGGCTAAATTGTAATTTTCTACATCACCAGCAGCTTTTGCAGTTTCAGCCATAGATTTATAATCTTCGACATTTTTACCAGCACTTTCCATTCCTAAATTTTTACCAAACTGACCATATTCTCCTGATGAAAAAATACCACTTTCTGGAGCTGGAAGATCTCCAAAAAGTTTACTTGTACCGAAAGCTTTACCAGCTCCGTATCCACCCAAACCACCAGCGATTACTTGACCAGCGTCTCCACCAGTTAATAATGGTACACCTGCACCAATCAATGCAGAATAAACGGGTCCTGCTCCCATGATACCAGCGATAGTGCCAGCGTATGGTGCAATACTCTTGAGTGCTTTCTTAGCACCTTTAAAAATCTTTTTTAGGAAGAACTCAGGTTGTCCTGTAACAGGATTGATTGAGTTAAAATTATTACCAACAATATATCTTTCAGGGTTAATACCCATGTCTAGCATTTGATTGAACAACATTGCTTTTAGTCTAGGATTAGAATCAAGAACTTCCATAGGCACAACAGTTTCACCTTCGGCAACGTGTGCGATATATGCGTCCTCGTATCTACCTAAATCTGCAATTTTAGAAACCTCGGCTTGAAATGACTCCAACCCTTTAGGTTCTGATTGTTGCATGCTATAATTCATGTTTAATTTGTTCCCCCGAATATATCCGGTATTTTGTTTACTTTAATTGCGACATCTTTTTGTATGTCTTCTTCAGTTGTGTCGGTGGCAGGATTTTGAACGTCTTTGATTGCTTCTTCTTCTGAGGCGTAGACTTCTCCTGTTTTGGCGTGTTTGATAGTTGTCTGTGTTTCAACATCTATCTTAGGGATTGTTTTCCCAGCAACCACGATAGTATCTTCATTTATACCCATTTTTTACTCTCCTTGCAATATTTATGTTATCTCTAAAACACTTATAATTATGTGTAAATCATTAGCGTTTTGTGCTGTTGCTTTAATAATTTCTGACTCTTTTGCTACTAATAACTCAGACAGTAATTCAGTAGATGTTTTAGCTGCTATAGACTTATCTTTTTCTAATGAAAAAACAGCAGCGGCACTATCTGTTAATGTAAGTGTTAAAGTACAGGCATTGGAGGCATCATCGTTAGAAACTCGTATGGATTTTATTAAAGCTGTTGTAGCTGTTGGCACAGTGTAAATTGTAGTAGCATCTGTGGTTGTAAGATCTACTTTGTAATTTGTATATACGTTAGGCATCTATGATAAAAACCAGCTTACCCTTTCATCCTCTTCTCTTAATACCTCTGGTGTATAAGTATTGTTAAGTAAAAATATTAATTGTTCTAATGTTTGTATTAAGGTGTTTTGTTGTTGTTGACTATATTCTTTAGATGCTTGTGGTAATCTTGGTATTTGTATTTTAGACATTACGATCCTCTCATTCCATCTGGTTTAATATCTAATCTTAAAGTTCCGTATCTCCAGTTATCATCTACAGCATCACTTTCAACTCTTACTGCAACTTGTCTACCTCTAATACGAGTATCTTGTTTCTTTGTAGTAGTGCTCATGTTAAATGCTCCGTGAGATTTTTGTGTTCCATTAGGATAAGGCCTAGATTTAATTGTTACATCTACTGTTCCTGCTTGTGATTTAAAATCTGGTATAATTCTACTGATAGACATAAATTGATCACCATCTGCAATGTCTACGTCACCTGATTCTATATGTGCATTCATAGCACTACCATCATCGTTTGTTCCACTTTCATGTAAGTAAACAAAAGTTCTACCTGCTTTTAATCCTGTAATTGTAGATATAGTTGCAGTTGTATCAGAAGCCTCAAACTCAGCAGCATAAGGATTATCATATGTTCCTCTATCAGCCCACGCACTTCTGGCCAAAGTTCCTATGTACCAGAGATTTTCTGCATAATTAAATACTACTACTCTGTCAATTTGACTAGAGTTAACAGAAGGATAAAACCACATTACTTCATTGTAATCTGTGTTAGCTGCACAGAATATATCTTGCTTCGCATTCTGATTTAAATCATCAAACACATAATCCTGTACTGTACACGGTATTTTTTGTACCGCACCATCAAATAAGAAGAAAGAGTCAGTACCCATCCAAAAAGATATACCACCCACATCTACTGCAGCATGTAAACCAATACATCCACAAGCAGAACCTAATTGATTAAAACCAAATGTAAAAGGAGGTCCTATAAACTGCATTTGATATAAAGCAGTATCTGTCCATATTAACACAGCACCTCTAGATCTAACAGCAGTCTGAATAAAATTACCATCAACAAGTCTTTTTGAACCTGCTGTGTTGGTCGCTGTAGGTGTCCAAACATTCTCAGCTTCTTGTCCAGACCATCTTAAAAACATATTATCTTGAGTAGAAGAGGTTCCTATGGTTGTCTCTGTACCAAAACAAATAACATGTCTGTCGTCACCTGAAACTAACATAAATCTAGTTTTTGTAGGTGCATTTGAAACATTTGTTGTAGAAGCTCTATTAGAAGATAATCCTCCAGAAGTGTCCCAATAAAACAAACCACCGTTAAACTGTAGTGCTAATACATCTTCACCCCAGTTGTCTAGCGCCCATTTGGCTGACTCCAAGAGAACACCCTGTCCACCTGTTAGACCTGATCTTGTTGAGTTCCAGGTAGATGCTCCCCATGTACCTGCACCCCAACCATAACCAAATAAAGATACAGCAGATCCTGTATTGATTTGATATGTTCCGTTGGCCGTGGACCCTGTAGCATCTGAACTAGCTGCAGCTTTCGCTTCAATAGTATATGTATTTGAGTCAGGAACAGTAAGTATTTCAAACTCACCTTGTAGATTAGCTGCACTAATACCACCTACTGCACCACTAACACTTGCTATACTTACAAAATCACCTATTAGAGCACCATGACTAGAGTCAGTTATTGTTACTGTTGTAGATCCATTTGTTGTGGCAAACTGCGTAATGTTACCAGTAGCAGTTGTACGAATAGGAGTTATATCTGCGTAATTATTTTCTGAATAAGCGTAGAGTTTTTTATTTGTGCCATAGATAGCATATTTAACACCATCAATACCAGAGTAAGTTAAAATAGCTCTTGTTGCACCCACAAGTGCATCACTAGTTACTTTTTCCCAACCACCAATTTTTTCAGGTAGTCCATATCTAAATCTAACATTATCACAATCTACCCAACGACCTTCTGCACCATACTCGGTATTTTGTTTATCTATACCTGGTGCTATTTGCAGTTTTGTTAACGGCATTCAAGCTCCTAGTTAGTAGCGTAGAACGGTATCCAGTAATCAGTGCCATTTATATTGACACGAATATGTCCTGTTAAAGATCCTACACTTGTATCTGTTGTAATACTTTTAGTTTGATCTGAAGCACTTGTGCCGTCAAATCTAATAAACTCTTGATCTGTATCATCTTGATCCAATGTTAAACAAGCTATAGCACCAGAAGAATTTGCTTGACTAACTGTTACTAGTGCACTTGTTGGTGAACTTGTACCAAATCCAATTTTATCCGCAGATCCATCTATAAAGAAAGCATGTGTTAAAGTATTTGTTTCTGCTCTAAAATCAACAGATGCACCTGATTCGTTAAAGGTAAAATTACCTCCATCTAAATCAACAGTGCTAGTAACTTTCATGCCTCCAACGACATGTAATTCTGTAGAAGGTGAGTTTGTTTTAATACCTACACGATCATTACCTGCATCGGTAAAGAATAAGTTGGCATCTCCATTACCTTCAATACGAAAATCTACGTCAGCACTTGACTCGTTAAATACAAAAGTACCCCCATCTAATGATGTGTTACCTGTTACAGTCAGTGTTCCGTTGGCCTTGATATTTCCTGCATCGTTCAAGACATCAAACATAGTAGATCCGTCAGAATATAAAATGTGTTTAGCACCCTGAACTAATTCTGTTCCTGTGCCACCAGCAGGTTTAAAGGTTAAAGTATTGCCACCACGAGTTGTTGCATCATCAACTATATACCAAGTCTCTACAGCCTCACAACTCATAGTTGTGTTACCTGTTAAAGTACCTGTTAATTTTATTATGGCATTACTTTGTTCATCAGTGGTTGATCCGTCTGTGGTTGCTAAAGTATCGGTAGTGCTCGCTACTGCAACGGATACGTATCCTTTGACTGCTGACTCTACTTTTTGTAAATTGTTATTTGTAATATTACCCCAGGTTCCAGAGTTTTCACCTGTGGCTTGTAACTCTAGATTAAGGGAACTTGAATATGTCGATGCCATTTTTTACTCCTAATCTGTTGAACCTGGTTCCACATCCACCCAGGTAATTGTCTGAGAATCATCTACTTCATTCCAAATAAAGAATGATGGATCACCCACACTAAAATTAATAATATTTTGAAACTTTTCACCAAAGGCAGTTTCATCTCCTAATCCTATAGTAATTTGTCCAGCAGTGCTAGTGCTAACATTAGCTGAAGCAGCTACAGTCTCCGTGCCTAAAGAAAAGGTAGAAGCTAAATCGGTGCCTGTTTGAGAGATTGCAACTGAAGTAATTACACTTTCATCTCCTAATCCAACAGAAAAGGATAATCCACTAACAAACGGTGATCCTACGTTCTGTACACCGCCTCCTCTGACAGATCCTATTGCAAACTCTGCTAATGCTCCGTGTCCTAACATTCTATCTTGCCGTTACTGGCACTCCTTTACTGCTTACAAATGGATGTTCTGCAAATGCCATGTAGATATGATTACCAGAACCATTTGAAATAGCAGAAGTGCCTCTCCATTTAAATCCATTACTTAAAAAATCTACCGTTAAACTTCCACCTGTAGTTACTTCGGCATCACTACCATTAGGATATAATAATTTATCAATAACATTAATGCCGTCTCTTTTATTATCATACATAGCCCAATTTTGTGATGAGTC